ATTTACCTCGACTACCTGACCGGGCGAACTAGGTTCTGTTTTTTGTTCTTCGCTCGGCTTTGCTGGTGTTGCAGGCTGACCAGGATCTGGCTTTCCACCAGCCCATGTAGGAGCGTTGCGTTCCCACCAAGTCCTATTATCTTTTGGCACCTTTGGTTTAGGCTTAGCATCTGCTGGAGGCACAGTTTTGCTTTCTCCTGTAGCAGGAGGTGTAACGGGTTTGGCCTCTACTGGAGGTGCAGCGGCAGGTGGTGTAACCGGTTTAGCGTCTGCTGGAGGTGGTGATGCAGGCGGCGCCGGCGGTGTGGTAGGTGCATCTACTTCAGGCGTTTCAGTAGGAGTTTCTTCTGTTGGACTGTCGTCCGGAAAAAACCCCTCAAAAAATCCTGTAATCTCTTTTACTGTATCAGAAATAAAAGTTCCCGCTTCAACAGCAAAATCCACGATACCTTTAATAGCATTCATAACAGGGTCATACGTTAATAGACCAAGGCCTGCAATGGCGAGTAAACCTAGACCACCTCCACCAACTCTTTCAGCATCTTTATTCTTTGTACTCAGATCGCCGTACTGTCGAGCTCGCTCTATTCTGTTTTCCTGTTCTGCTAATTTGCTATTTTGATAGGCGATCTTTTGATTGTCTAACTTTTGCTTCAGAAGATTATCCATTATAGAAAGTTGATCTATAATGGCCACTAACTTCTTAGAATTTAACTCTGGCTTTTTATAAGAAACAGCATCGTCATTAGCAGCGACTGGCGTATTGGCTTTCTTTATATCACTCTCGTTGAGTAAAACAGAGCCAACGATGCCAAAAGATTTAGCAGTATTATTAGTATCGATTGCAGTAATAAGAATCTTTAATGCCATTATGCCGCTAACTTATAGTGAGCCAGATATTTGTCGATTCCACCACTAGAATAATTTGGATCTACTACAGAAATTGAACCGTTAGGCGAGGCCGAACGCAGTGATTGAGCAGCCGGTGGAATATTCATCGCTGCGGTCTCTGTTTTCTTCTGGCCCATTGCAATTTCATTTTGAATTTTATTTGATTCGTCTGAAATAAGTTTAGCAAAATCAGGGCCGCTCGTGGTAAGATTTCTTGCAGCACCTCGCCCTACGATCTTTCCACCGAGGAATCCAATAAATTCTGCAACAGATGTTAATGCCCCTTCAGCAGCATCCGCAGCCTCTTGTATGATTCCATCTGATGATGAAGAAGAAATTGTTGGACCTGATCCAGGTGCGTAGTATCCTTCTTGCTTAGCAATAGACTGCTGCAATTTTGTTTTTTCATCTTGATTTAAATCAGTATATTTCTTATTAGGATCTATGCCAGCCGCTCCAATAACTTTTGACGCGTGCGTAGGATCAGTTGCCCATTGTTGCAGTGTTTGCCCAATTGGTCCACCTGAATATTTTGGGCGGCTCAACTGCGCGTCCATAGCAGCAAACCCTGCAGCCTCGGTAGGGAAAACAGCAACAGGTGGTCCGTTTGTAGATGGAGAAGATCCTACTGCTCCTAGAGATATTGCAAGAGGTCCATACATCATATTCCCAGGATTGTTTGTTCGTGCAGCTATAGTTCCACCACGACGCTCTGTTGTTCCATCAGAATACGTTACTGTAGTATATCCACGTCCGCCATCTACTACACCGGTGATAGTCTTATTTTGAGACGTGGTATTTGGTTGTGTCGCCGATGGAGCAGTACCACCAACCTGTTCTCCGCCTTTTAATTCTTTGGCCATTGTATCTGGATCGTATGCGCCAGGATTTGCTTCGATCCTTTTTCTAGCTGCTTCTGAGGTACCGCCTCTATTATTAGGACCGTATACATCTAAAATATCTTTATATTTTGAAGGAAGATTGTCTGCCTTGTATGTTTTGCCATCTGGCAGGACATATCCTTCGGTAAGACCTTGTTCATTCATAACGGCTTTCATGCCGTATTTTTCTAAACCTTTACGCGATTTATCTGCTTCATTATACGTGTTTTTCATAAATTGGTCCATAAAAAGCAAAGTACCAAGCGTTATCCCGACTGGCCCCGCAGCGCGCAATACAGCAGGAGTTAGTATAGACCTAACTAAACCCGCCAGGCTTTTAATGCTTTTTAAGAAAGAAAGACCTCTTAACCATTTCCAGGCAGTAGAAAATCCTTTAATGGCCGCTTTTAAACCGCTAAATAATGCATTTAATCCAAGCTTAGCAATAGAACCGAGCGCGCTCAGAATAGTGGATAATATTCCACCCTTTGCTCCGTCTTTTTGATTATCGTTAGCACCGTATCTTTTACCAAGCTCGTTAAATGCATCGTTTTGTTCGATTTTGGCTTCTCTTGCAGCCAAAGCATTTTCTTCATATACTCTTCTATCAAAGTCGATCTGCTTCTTAAGTGTACCATTGATCGAAACTAGATAGCGTACAACATCGTTCAAAAGCTTTTCGGTGTTATCAGTTTTTGCTCTGTACGTGCTTTTTGCTTGGGCTGCAGGCAAAGATCCGCTTCCAACAACGCGTTGTTTTCCAGCCGCGCCAGCCATTCCAAAGCTAGCATAGATTACATTCGAGTTTTTATTTTGATCTGCTGTAGCTTCTTTTGAAGACAGTAAGGAGCTAATACCGGAAGCCAGTCCAGTAACAGTTTTTCCTCCACCAGAAAGAGCGCTCGATATGGCGTCTAGTAGTCCGGCCATTAATTCTTTCTACTCTCTATTTCTTGTCTCTGTTTATCTAAAAATTCCATTAGCATATCAACATAGAGATCCCTTTCATAAGGGATCAGACTTTCAATTTCTGTGATAGAATATTTATGATGCTGAGCCAAAGAAAATACCATTGAATAGTATCTTGCCAGGTTTGTGTGGCTCAGCCCCACATAAAAAAATCTTTGAGATTTGTTAACTCAATCTCCCTGTCGTTTCCAAGAGAATTTTGGTACTTGATAGTGTGATGAAGTCTAGGAATACTCTCAAAGAAGCTTCTAATCTTTTCGAATGTAGAAACATCCAAGTTGTCTAAGAATTCGGAGATTTCTTTTTCAGAATAATCGGTTGCTGGGTATACGTTGTCTGCATCGTAGATAACATCAATACAGTTCACAATGAAGAACGTCATCAGTTCCACTTCATTGTTAATATTACCCATCTTGTCTGTGATATCGGCCGTAGGATATTTCATTGTCATTCCTACGTCATCAGTAATTTCAATCTTAGAATTTGCCTGTTCTGGCATATTCACTTCTACTTCATCTAGATTTAGTTCAAAATCGTAGATCTTCTCGTCTTCAGTATCTTTATAAGATAGCTTAATGATGTTATTCACAGATCTAGCTCTTAGTTTCAAGAACAAATATTCTAAATCAAAGATAGCAAGATTATCAATGTCTATTTGTGTCTGAATACAATTTCCTAGAATCTGTTTAATTGCACGGATGATCTCAGAATCGTTACCGCTTTGCTGAGCGATGAGTAAAATCTTTTCTTCTTTCACTAAGAACGGTCTAAACACAATCTTTTGTTGTGTTGAAGGAATTACAACATCAAACAGCGGTTGATCAATTTTTGGCAAAGTCATTTTAAAAGGTCTCCATTATGCATTTAATATAGTTCCGCTCAGATTTTTTGTAGTGGTTGTTGAAGTTGGCTGATTGCTAGTAGTCGATCGCTGCGGTTTATTATTTACCCCGCTTGGAGAAGACGCATTGACAGAGTTCTGAGGATTCTGATCGGCCCGGCGACTATAGTCTTTCTTTTTAATTTTCTTGTTTTGTTTCTCGGCTGCCGCAGCCGCAGCATCGGCTGTCGCCTGTGCTTCAAGTTCGGTTTCAAGCTTTCCATTTAAAGCTCTCGGCGCAAGAGTTTGCATGTTAGTAAACGCAAATGTTACCGTAAGCTTCTGTGCTTCATTTTCTTGGTTCCATGCCAAGTTCTGAGACTGAATATTCATAGGAAACACATCGTAAAGAATATACTCAGTAACCGCGTTTAGTTCTCTGTCGTATACACGAACTCTAACAGATGGGCATGTAAATTCGTCTTTATAACCGACCTCGTATCCCAAATATTTGTTTAGTCCAGCTCGGTCTGATTCAACATTAAGTTGACTTCCGCCTCTGGTTTCGTAATGTACAATAGTGTTCATCCACTGATAGAAAAAGTCGATTAGTTCAGATCTTTTATCGACTAACCAAGTAATGGATAAATCATTAAACTGCATACCGTATGGCATCTTTTCTATCGGACCATAACCGTATCTTCTGATATTTTCTTCTTCTAAAAGCTGTACTGTTGGCAATACTACTGTTTCACAGCGAAGGATTAATTTATCAGCATTATATCTCACAAATTCTGTAAGAGGAACGTTTGCTTCAGATCCAAGTCTAAATGGAGAAAACGTTACTAGATAGCTATGCGTTGGTAGAATATCGTTTTTATTAATTTCAGCTTTAAAACTATTAATATTAAAACTTCTAGTTCTAGAACCCGTTACAACGATCTCGCCGACTTCTTGAGAAAAAGGATCTGTTCGCAGAGGACTGGTTTGTGTTGTACTTGTTGCTTCTTGAGCTGGCGGTTTGTCAGCCATTACTTCCTAACTCCTAGCATTCTCTTTGAGTCGTTCCATACCTGAGTCTTCGACTGCTTGGTAAAACGTTCTGTTGGTAAGAAGAGAGCAATGTCCCATTCGGAAGGATAGACATACATGAAGCGAGAACGTACATGCTCGTTGAGATAGTGCTTGACACAAGGAGAAAAGAACCTCAGTTTCGCAATGCTTGTGAGAAGCTGATAGTTAAGTTTGATTCGTGTCGACTCGTCGTAACGGGTATTGTTGGCATAATCGTATAGCGCATCCATCAGACGAGCACGAAGTGGCGGTGGAAGATAGTGTAGGTTCAGACCATAGAATCCACCAGGTACCTTACGGAACGGAAACACCAGAGGGAATCTGTCGTAGTATGGCAGTTCGTCCTTCCACTTTGGATCGTAGTTGAACATGTACATCGAGCCAGGAATAGGAGTGCTTGTCAGGCGTGCCTGATCGCCCCTCATGAGACTGCGCTCGTTAATGTTTCTCATCTTCCCGGCAGTCTCACGAAACCAATCACGAGACTGCTGAGTACGCGCCGGGATCTGACCGGAACGAACGCCCTGCGTAATGATGGTATCGAATACAGTTGCCACTAAAACTTCAGCCCTAAATGATCTTCGGTTAAAATCTCGAAAGTCCAGCCACGGTCTTTGCAGAATGCCGTAGCGGCCTTCCATTTAGCCTCGTTGACTCCCCACGTCATCACCTCGTTGATGTAACGCTTGTTAGGCTTATTTATTACGACCGGCGGGCGTGTCTGCGCCTTTGGTTTGATCTCGATCAACGCCGTCTGAGTCTTTCCGTCTGGCATCTTCTTCTTGACATAGAAGTCCACAAAGTAACGATGGATACGATTATCGATCGGAGAACGATACGGTATCACATGCTCCTCGCTCGACCACTCTACCACGGTCGGATCCTTGTCCAGGCGAGACATGTAGACGAGCTCCCAACGAGAACGGTAAACTATGTTCTTTGGGTCTCCTCGGTACTTCGAAGGGTTTAGTGGTTTGAAAAAGCCTTTGTATGCCATGATTTTATTTATAAATAAAAGGACCGCTTTCAAAGAAGAGAACCAATGGCACTTATCAACCTGAATATTAACAATTTTAAGAAAGACGCAGGAGGTATTGCCAATCGCCTGGTTGATAAGGTTGTTAATAAAGTAGAACAGAAACTAGAAAACGCCGTTGAAGACGTTTTCGCAAAGGGTCTAAAGAAGGTCGGATTGTCTGATAATATCGCTGGAGAACTTTCAGCAAGATTCGGAGATGCTTTCTCGGTCGGACAAGCTGATAGATTTTTTGGTACTTCAACTG